CTTGTTAATGGTGCTGGTGTGCCATTTCTCTTTTCCTGCTCCGGTGAGAATGCCGTCAGCTTCAAGCCCAGCGGCTATTTTATCCATGCTGGAACCCTCAAGATATTCTCTGTAGATGCGCTTTACGACTTCAGCCTGCTCCGGATCAATGATGAGCTTGCCATCCTTGTCCTTTGTGTATCCGAGAAAGCGGTTATGGTTGACGGTGACCTTTCCCTGCTGGTAACGGTACTGAAGACCGAGCTTCACGTTCTGGCTGAGCGACTGGCTTTCCTGCTGGGCAAGACTTGCCATTATTGTGATCAGTACCTCGCCTTTGGCGTCCATCGTGTTTATGGATTCTTTTTCGAAGTAGACCGGGATGTTCTTGTCCTTGAGTTGTCGGATGTACTGCAGGCAGTCGAGGGTATTGCGGGCAAAACGTGAGATCGATTTTGTGATAATCATGTCGATGCTCCCGGCCATGCATTCTTCAATCATGCGGTTGAATTCATTCCGCTTCTTGGTATTCGTTCCAGAGATACCATCATCCGCAAAGATACCGGCAAGTTCCCATTCCGGATTCTTCTGAATGTATTCTGTGTAATGGGAGACCTGAACGTCATAGCTTGTTTCCTGTTCGTCTGAATCTGTGCTGACTCTGCAGTAGGCTGCGACTCGGAGCTTTGGAACTTTGTCCTTGCTGACGTTATTTCCGATTTTGTGTTTTGCCGGAATGAAGGTTACGTTTGCCATTACATTGCCTCCGTTTCAATCAGTCCGTAAAGGTACTGTGCCTGCATGGCAGGATCTTTGTAGTTCTTTTCAGGCTTTTCAAAATGGAAATTTGTCGGGGTTGCCTGAATGGGTTTTTCCTTCTTGCGGTTAAGTCGTCCGAGCGCTTCTGCCCGGCGTTGTTTCTCGGCTTCCGCTTTATCGAAGGTCTCACTGTCTATGAGTGTCGGATAGAAGCCATCGCCGAGGTAGTGGCGGTTTGCCATCATTCGTTTTGCACCGCAATGCTGGATTTCGATGCCGGCCTCTTTAGCAGCTTTCTGGAAGGACGCGCCAGCCAGATAAGCCTTATAGAGTTTTCTTATCTTCGCGGCGGCAGCTTCATCAATGACCGCTTTTCCTTTTTCAATTCTGTATCCGTAAGGTGTATGTCCCATTGTCAGATCCTTTCCGTCAGGCAAAGTCCGCATTTTAGTCCGAAGCTGAACTCGGTGCGGCTTTTTATCATAATTTGCCTGACATATTTTTCAAAAAGTTCTTCGTCGTAGCTGGTCAGCATTTCACCTTTTTCCGTAAAATGCAGAAGGTCGGTGGCTGCCGTGACCTTGGAAACATCCGAGGAGACGGTGTTGTTCAGTGCCTCGATCTCCCTGTGGCAATCATCCGCCTTGGAGAGGAGATTGTTGGTTTCCGTGCTAAAAAGAATTTTATCGATGAAACCTTGTGCAGTCAGCTTCTGTAGTTCTTCCCGCTGCTCTGTGTTCTTGGCAAGCTCAGTTGTCAGTTCCTGCACCCGGCGAAGGGAATCGTCCGATGAGCCGTTTCTAATGCCTTCAACGTAGGGCTTAAGAATGACCTTGCTGGAGAAGACTAACTTGTTCATCATGGTAACAAACGCCAGCTTTAGGTCTTCGTCTCGGATGAACATCATCGAGCAGGCGTCCTTGTCAGCAAGGTGGGTGTTACAGCACCACGCGACGTAGCTCGTTCCTGCTGTGTAATGAATCCGGCGCTTGAAGGTGCTGCCGCATTCTCCACAGATGATATTTCCTGAAAAAGCATAGCGCTGCTGGTACTTTTTACTGCCTGCTGAGATGTTCTTTTCTTTTGCGTGCTGTTCAAGTATCCTCCCGGCGGCCTCGAAGTCTTCATGGCTGATGATGGCTTCGTGATGATCCTTGGCAAGGTACATATTCTTTTCCCCGTGATTGTGATGGCGGTTGAAGCATGAATCGGTGTAGGTCTTCTGGAAAAGACAGTCGCCCGTGTATTTCTCGTTTCTGAGAATCCCTTTGATCGTAGTTGCGTTCCAGCGACCGCCTTTCTTCGTGGGAACCTGATCCTCATTCAGTTTCCGGGCGATGGCGCTGGTGCCCTGACCAGAGAGGGCGTAAGCAAAAATTTGTTTTACGATTTTTGTCTGCTCCGGGTTTATCACCATCTGCTCACCGTCCCAGTCATAGCCGTAGGGCGGGTAGCTGATTTTAAAGGTTCCTATTTCAAACCTGTTTTGGATCGACCATTTGCTGTTCTCTGAAATGGAAAGTGATTCGTCAGCAGCCATGCTGGACAGGATCGACAGGAAGAGCTCGCTCTCCATTGCCCCGGTGTTAATGTTCTCCTTCTCGAAGTAAACAGGAATGTTCAGAGCGAGGAGCTTTCGCACCAGTTCCAGACAGTCGGCCGTATTCCGGGAAAAACGGCTGATCGACTTCGAGACGATAAAATCTATCTTTCCGGCTTTGCAGTCTGCAAGCATGCGCTTAAGCTCCGGACGCTTTTCCTTTTTCGTGCCGGTAATGCCTTCATCGTAATAGACGCCGGCGTACTCCCAATCGCTGCGGGAATTGATATAATTCTCATAGTGGGTAATCTGAGCTTCAAGGCTCTCGGCCTGTGCGTCGGAGTCTGTGCTGACACGGCAGTAGGCAGCTACGCGGAGTTTCTTTCCGTTGGCCTGCGGGGTTTTATTTTCTTCGATTTTCGTGACTTTCTTCAAAGCCTCATTCCTCCTTTCGCATGTCTATACATCACTCTAAAGCGTCTACACATCAAGCGTTTTTCGGATATATTTCCGCGAACAGGGGAGAGAAAGTTTCAAAATTAATGTCCGATAATTTGTTGAATTCATCAACGGAAATAAGGCCGGAATCAAGCATGATTTTGGCAATTTGCTGCGCCATTTTATAATCGAGGTCGCCCTGTATACGCTCCTGTGTAAAATATCCAGATTGAACATTTGTGGTTTCGTTTGTCATAACATATCCACCTCCAAGTTCCACTGGAGATGAGGAGCTATTTTGAGCGGGAGAAAATGAAAAAAAGCCCGGAAACACCTCGCAAAGAGATGCTCCGGGCATAATGCTGTGTATGGATATTCAGTTATTTTACGCGGATCTTCCAGCCGGTGATGATGAGATTAACGTTCTTAATAAGTGTCGGGTTGAGCTTCTGGATCGCAGAGACGCTGGTGCCATACTTACAGGCAATAGCAGAGAGCGTATCACCTCGTTTTACTGTGTACCAGACAGTGGCCTCGGCAGTGGGTGTTGAGAGTAGCTCGTCGGCCTTAGCCTGAACTGCGGAGTAGTCATATCCGGCAGTGGTGAGAGCATTCCTACGAGCTGTGCTGTTTCCCCATTTGCCTTCTATAACTTCTTTTGCAAGCTCTGTCACAGATTTTTTCGGGGCAACAGGCGTAGCAGTACTTTCGTTAGGATTATCTGTTTTCTTGTAACCATTGAATCCACCAGCTTTGATGATGAAAGGATAGTCGATATAGCTGTAATTCATGTCAACATTTCTGCTGATACCATTAACAGAGCCTTTGGAAGAATACTGCCAGATGCCATATTTGCCAGAGTAGGTACATTTGGAAGCATACTGCGCTACCCAGTGGGTATATGCTTTCAGCTTGGAATCATCCATTCGGTCATGAAAACCGGAGTAAGTGGAGCCATAGATGCCGACAAAGTATCCGGCAGCTTTCATCGTCTCACAGAAAGCAATCGTAGCCTCTGTGATTCCTGCTTTGGCGGATGAGGGTTGTGCTTCATTGTCTATGTAGACCGGGTACTCCAGCTGCTTGCCTCCTAGTATTTTAATGAAGCGTTCCGCATCTGCTTTTCCTGCTGCAGCGTTTACGCAGTTTTTGCCGACAAAGTAATATGCGCCGATAGGGATACCAGTAGCTTTGGTACCGGCATAGTTTTTTGCCCACTTGCTGTCAGTATAGAAGCCGTCGTCAGATCCACCGGCTTTGATGATGGCAAACCCGATACCTGCCGATTTTACTTTTGCCCAGTCAATATTTCCCTGCCAGCGGGAAACGTCGATTCCTTTGATTCCAGTCATGTTACTTGTCCTCCTTTTCATCACGGTCATGGAGCTGTTCCAGCACAGTCTT